ACTGATTCCTTATAATTTAATTGTCCTATATTCTTATCAGTATACACTTGGTTAATGTAATCCACTCCACTGAAGTCTATATACTGTTGTAGTGTTCTTTTATTACCCAAACCATATATGCCTAGTTCTCGTCCAGTTGTTATACGATTAGCACGATTTTTACCATTGTTGCTGTATTCATGCCATTTAGTTTGCATGTGTGGTTCAATCATTTTGTCTGCCCAATGCTTGGTTCTATACTTGCCAATATATTGATGATATAAAGGCATTGCACAAACATGAAATAGATTATATCCATGTGTCCATAAACGCAGAGCATAAGTACATTCTTCTCCGCTAAAATACAAATGTGGATCATAAGGAACGTGTTCAACTAAATGTCCTGGTCCAAACATACAACCGCCTGCTACTAAAATTGCATGACAAGGTTCGTGTTTGGCTAAATAAGAACCTTTGGCACTAACATGTTGTTCCTTGTCATTTTTAAATGTAACATCTTTGTTAACTATTAATATCATACAATCTTTACTTTGTTGACTTTTCTTTAAGTTTGTTAAATCATTATCAATAATCTCAAAAGGATAAGGATAACCAGTGATTACAGGATTGGCGTGATATTGTTCTAAATGTCTATATTGTTCAATAAAAAACTTGTCCCAGTCTTTGTCAAAGATAGTATGGCTATCAATTTGAAAATAATAATCTTCTTCGTTGTATAATGTTTGAACTAAGTGTCTAGCCCAGCAAGCGCCTCTGGCTAAATGCGGTTCAATGCGAACATATTTAATTTGTTTTTTAAATGCAAAGTATCCAGGATCAAATGTTTCCATACCATAACTTTGATCTACTATTCCAAATACTAAACTATCTTTGTAATGTGCGTTATCATAAGCATCTTTAACTGTGTTTGCTAATAACGGGTCTCTATAACTTGCTATACTAATAAAAATCTTCATTGCTATTCCTTACTGTGCTGAGAAGGTCTTCTTCCAAGCGGGTTTATTACTATCATCTGGCCTAATGTATCTGTCTCTCTGTGCAGCCATTCTTTGCTGTGGTGTTCTATTGTCCCACGTCTCTGCTATACCTTGTAAACAGGCCAATAATGCATAACGACAACTATCAATACAATCATCGGGATCACTAAAGCGTCCTCGTTCATCTACATAGTAGTTACCTGCTTCACTCAAGAATTGTGTGCAGTTTTCGTTGACCATTAAACTTCCAACTTCCAACATTTGTCGCATTTGGTTTATGCCATATGCTTTATGATTGGTAACACGCCCTTGGCTATCTGGCGGATTCATAATTGCTTTTTCATATACATTTAATTCGTATTGTTCAAATAGTTCACGAATACTATTAGCACTCATAGTGTATCTGCCACTAGTGCTTGCGTCAGCAGGTAAAACAATAGGAGTGCCAAACACTTCAGGACGAAGGAGATGATTGATATATTGAGTTGGGACTGCTTCTTCAATACCTTGCACAACAATCTGTCTATGTAAGTAAGCAGTTTTTTCATGTGGTTCATAGTACATTAATGATATAACAGTTTTGTCGTTGACTAGGCCTAAGTCCAAGGCAATAACACGCTGTATGCGTGGCATGCGTTGGAAATCAATCTCACCTGTTTTATATGTAGGCCAGTTGTTTAACTGAAATACTGCGCCCTTGCCCATAACTGGTTTACCAGCAATACGGGCTTCACGCTCGTGTGGAAGATAATCTCGTTCTAGTTGTCGTCTTGTTTCATAGAGTAAGAATGGTAGTCCCCATGGATCCATTTCAGGAACATCATCCCATGACACACGAATGAATTCATAGCCTTCTTCTTTGTTCCAAAACTTACTTACAAGTCCGTTAAGGCCTTTAAGCGGTGTAAACGAACATAGAACTTTACCCTGCGTGGTAGCAGTTCGCGTAACAATCTCACTGAAAAAGTCATCGGGCGGTTGTTCATCAAATACTGCTAGATTTAATTTAAATCCTTGGAGTTGTCTAACCTCCTGAGTGTAGTTAGCAAATAGCAAATAACTATTGCTTCCAGATACATGCTTAATTTCACAGCCGATATTGTTGGCTCCATCATTACGCATAGTGTCAGTGATAATGCAATCACGCGGTATAGCACCAGTTCCCAAATTATCGGTAATTTTAACATCCTGTGTTCCTAACAATTCATTTTGTAGCACCAAAGCTACCTGACTCCAACCCTCACCTGCTACCATAGCAGTAATGGGAGTTGTAAATCTATGTCCTGTCCACCATTCTGGATATATACCAGTTAGGTGCATGGCAGTTTCATAACAAGTACTTACTGTTTTACCAATCCTGTTAGCAGCCAGTATGCCTCTACGCTCGTGTTTACCAGTTAAAAAGAATTTCTTTTGGTGTTCAAAGGGTCTAAAGTATTTAAGTTGATTATACTTCATGTCATCTGCAACACTGACACTTAAATCCATTAGTTGACTTTTTAAATCACCATTTAAATTAGCCAAGGCATCTAAAGGAAGTTCATATTTGTCCACTGCCCAACGCAATGCACGGGCCATTAATACATCATTGCCTAACATTACATATTCCTTAACTTATTCATTACTAATTTGGTGTCAAGATAACGAACAAATGATTGTAGTTCATCGCGACTTAGTATTAAGAATATTTCAAAATCTTCTTCGTCATCTTTGTTGAATCTAAAATGAAGTTCAAACTCGTCTGCGCCAGTCCAAACTCCACCTATATCTATTGCGCTGGATTCATCATGCGTCAGGTTGAACACTGGGTTCTCCGGGAACAGGATGAAGTCCATTAATGTATACTAGATAATAAAGTGCTTCACTTAGATCACGAATTTCTGCTGTAGTGCTAATCCATGTTTCAGGATCAGCAAGGTTTTCAGGCTTGGCTGTTAGCATTGCTTGTAGTCGTTCAGCAGTTAATCGTAGTATATGTTCCACTTGCCCAGGGAAGCGTGTTTTAAATGCTTCTCTGTGCGCCTTATTAACTTTCTGCATGATTAGAGTATCACGCACCATACGGTCTTGTTGCGCTTGATGTATTTGTCCATCACGAACAGTTCTATCTATGCTCATACTCTAGTGTCCGTGCCCCATGGATCAACAATGGCTTCATTATTAAACTGTCCAAAGTCTCGGTCAACAAATGTATCCCAAATGTTACCAGCATTGATACGCATACTCTGCATCATAGTGCGTAATCTGCGTCCAACAGGAGTTAGTGTTCCATCTTCACGCTGTACCATTTGCTCGCCAGTGGCTGCACCAATCCATTTAATGATTTCAGGACGCTCACGACCATACTTGTCAATCTTAGTGCCTGATTCTTTTTGTTCCCATGGTCCATTGATTTCATAACTGATTGTGCCATCATTGTATTTGCGGAATGTGCAATGACATTTCTTACCAACGGCTCTAAAGTCTGGATCTGGATGCGGAACAAATGGACTGAAAAAGTAATTTTGTAATTCGCTTACTGGAGGCAATGCAGAATCTCTGGCAGGGATTGGTGGCATTGGTTCCACTGGAATCATGTCTGCACGGTCAATGTATGGATTGTCATTGCCAATTAACTTAGGATCAATTTCTAAGCCATTTAATACATCCATGGCTGTTTGATATTTTAGTTTGTTAGCACGACCTTTTAAGTTTAATACTACGCCAGTTTCATCAAAGACAAAACGCTCTAGTTCTTTGGCTGTAGGAAAGTCAGTCATTAGACCTTCTAAATCATATTCTGCGTTGCTGTCACTTCTGGGTATTTTTGCGCCTGCTATGGATTCTGCTACATCCATAATTTCTTGTTGAGTGGGTTCTTCTCCCCAAGGGCTTTCTACATCTGTGGGTGTAGATGATTGTGTTTTCTTAGTCATTTCTTTTCCTTAATATAAGCAAAGGAAACTATTGTTTCCTCGCTTACTATGCTATAACAAGACTATTGTCTTATTTTTATTTATACTTTAAAAGTGTAGATTACCTAACGCTTTTGCCACCACCATAACTGCTTGAACCCATTTGAGCCATGTTTTGTGGAGGTTGTTGTCCTCCTGGTTGTCCATACATACCACTTAGATCTAATTGTCCATTATAACTATTTGGTTGATTACCATAGTCCATTGGCATTGAATCAGGTTGATAAGGAGTTGGTTGTCCAGTTGCTGGATCAATGTTTATATCGCCACCGACTTGATAACCATTATTAAAATTGGCTGGTTGGCTGCCCATGCTTTTACCACCGCCAAAACCGCCGCCAAACACTGGATCTGGTTGTGGTCCGTATGGATTCATACTAGGATCCAATGTTAGTTGTCCAGGATTAGGCTGAGGATTGAAAGGCTGTGGCATTGGCATTGATGGCATTGTTGGTGCTGGACCGCCTGCGCCAGGCAACTGATTGCGTAAATTAGCAATTGGATTCATACCTGGATCAACTTTACTAACATCAAATGGTGTTGTTGGCTGTGCACCTAACATTGGTTTTCTCATTTGTGCGCCTGGTGGCAAATCTGGTCTAGGTTGAGGAGATGTAGCCTGCTGTAACGGATTAATCTTTGGCTGTGCAGGTTTAGTTGCTGATCTAAATGGACTTGGTGCCGCTTGACGCTGTGCCAATGTAGTTGTTGCTCTATTTACAGACTGTGGAGGAACAACAGTCCGTTGTCCCATT